CGCACCTCAAAAATGACCAAGAAAATTAACGTCTACTCCTTCGGTCTCAAACCGGAAGAGCACCAGCCATCTGGAACCTGTAACTTCTCTCGCATCGATAACGCGCAATTAGATACTGGTGGGGCCCTCGTTGCAACTGACACCATCTACGCTGTTAACTACAATGTTCTCCGCATTATGTCGGGTATGGGTGGTTTGGCGTACAGTAATTAAGTAATCAAGTAAAGTAATCAAGTAAAGTATTTCGTATCGTTTTTTAAAACAATAACTATTCAATTTAAAAATGAATTGAATTTTTTATTTCAAAATTATTTTCTAAGTATAAGTATAAACAATGGGAGGAGGATTAATGCAACTTGTAGCTTATGGCGCACAGGATATTTACTTAACGGGTAACCCGCAAATCACATTTTTCAAGGTTGTCTACCGCAGACACACCAACTTTTCGATGGAGGCAATTGAACAGACATTCAATGGAACTACATCCGTTACCGGATCTACGATGACCGCCACTATTTCACGTAATGGTGATTTAGTTTCAAACTTGTGGTTGGATGTAAAGTTGCAGAGCACTAGTATGGCCGCCGCCAGCGGCACATACATTAATTGGACTAATAATACCGGTCACGCCTTTGTCAAGGAATGTGAAGTTGAAATCGGTGGACAGAGAATTGACCGCCACTACGGTCAGTGGTTAGATGTTTACAATGAATTAAGTGATCATGAGGAATCTGAATGGCAGGGTCTTAATAAACACGCCTCTAAAAACGCTTACTTGAAGTCTAACGGTATCACGGCGCCGACAGATAACCTTCGGTTATATGTTCCGCTTAAGTTTTGGTTCTGTCGTAACCCCGGCCTTGCTTTACCTTTAATCGCCCTCCAATACCACGAGGTAAAAATCAAAGTAACCACGAGAAATGTAAATGCTTGTGTCAATAGCGATAGCCGTACGGTGGGCACTACTGCTGACCCAACGGTTCAATTATGGGCTGATTATATCTACCTGGATACGGATGAACGTCGCAGATTTGCCCAAGTTTCCCACGAATATTTAATTGAACAGCTCCAAAGAGAAACCGGGACTGGTGCGGACGCCCAGAACGCCCTTAAATTGAACTTTAATCACCCGGTCAAAGAATTAATTTGGGTTGTTCAAACAGAGGCACTTTCACAGGAGGCTACCGGTAACGACACCACCGCTGATGCCACCGTCAATGTAAATGCCGCTACCGCTGTCTCTACAGCGAAAAACGACTACTTCACATACCTCACTCACGGAGCGCTTTCAGCCGCGACCGAGACTGTTTCGGCTGTTAACGCTCGCGAGGGATTCTCAACGGTAAAACTCCAACTCAATGGACATGACCGTTTTAAAGAGCGCAATGCCTCTTATTTCAGAACTTGTCAACCGATCCAAGCGGGTCACAAAGTACCGTCCAAGCACATTTACATGTATTCATTCGCTTTAAAACCCGAAGAACACCAACCATCGGGAACCTGTAATTTCTCCCGTATTGATAATGCACAGCTAAACTTTGCAACTATCGGAACAGGGACCATAACGGTCTACGCCGTTAATTACAACGTCCTCCGCATTATGTCGGGTATGGGTGGTCTCGCATACTCGAATTAAATTAATCACTTTTTTTTTAAAAATAAAAATAAAATAAAATTATTTAAATAAATTCTTTAAATTATCGTAAATGGATAATTTAAATGAAAATAAAGTAAGTTCTTAAAAAAAGTAATTTAAATTTAATCAACTTCATCCATCTCTTCTTGAACCTCAACTGATTCATCAACCTCTTTCACAGGATCGTCTGTAATTTCTTCAAATCTTTTAGGTTCTTCAGGCTGCTCCGCTTGTAATTGTCTCGCAATTTCAGAAACATTGTGATAAGTAATATCAATTTCTTTGAGTTCTTCTAAAGACCAACAACTTCGTTCTTTAGATACTTCAATCATACTTTTGACATTCTTTAACATTTGAATGATATTTTTTGATTCGGATTCCATATTTTAATATTATATGAAATGTTTTTTTTAAATAGATTAAGGAAAGAAGAAGAGAATTAAGCCGTGGTGAATGCTGCCCCACCCGGTGTCCCGTCTATGGCGGTAAGTTCACCGAAAACGAAATAGGTTGTACCATCACTTACAAATGTCATCATGCTACCGATACCGGCGGCGGTTATAGTTAATGTGTTGTCGGCCGCGACCGGTATATCGCCAAAGGTATTGGGGGCGTCGGCTGCTTTATCTTCTTGAGAGATTGTACTAAGTACATCATACCTTTTGCCCGAAACACCTGGGGCCGTAATCGTAAAAGTAGTGGTGTTGCCAATCTTGAAAAATATGCGTACTTTACTCCCTTGTTTCGCCGCTGGTAATGTAATATCACCCGGAGCGGCATTCGAGATTATAAGGAAATCACCATTCACAGCCGTCACGTCGCCGGTTCCAACCGCCACGGCTCTGGTTTTTTCCACAAAAGGATCATCTAGGACCATTGCCGATCCAACAAGAGTAGTTGTCCCATCAACCTGTAAATTCTGAAAATTTCCATCTTTTAAGCATCCAATTTCTCCCATTTCTTTTTATACTTTATACTTAGAAAATAATTTTAAGTATTTATTTAATTGCGTATTTCCTGAAAATTATTTTCTAAGTATAAAGTATAAAAACAATGGGAGGAGGATTAATGCAACTTGTCGCTTACGGAGCTCAGGATATCTACCTTACGGGTAACCCACAAATCACCTTTTTCAAAGTTGTCTACCGCAGACACACTAACTTCTCGATGGAGGCCATTGAGCAGACCTGGAATGGATCCAATACCTCAGACGGTCGCTGCACCGCAACTATTTCGCGTAATGGTGATTTAGTTTATCGCATGTATCTACATTTAGAAGGGACAACTACTGTCCAGACCGATAATCCTGGAAACGCATGGATTCAATCTGTAGAACTTGAGATTGGTGGTCAGAAGATTGATAAACACTCGGGAAAATGGATGGAAACTTGGGCTGAATTAACTGAACCTAATCCAACTGGTCTCGTAAATCTTAACGTCGCAACGACGGCCGCGAACGCGACCGGCGGTTCCGGGACTTTGTTCCAAAGAATGTCAGGATGTGGTGGTGTCGGAGATCAAGGGGACACGACAACGAACCGCAGATTTCATGTTCCGCTTTACTTTTGGTTTTGTCGTAATCCTGGTTTAGCCTTACCCTTGATTGCCCTCCAATACCATGAAGTTAAAATTATCTTGGAACACAAGTTTACTAGTCTTTTCGCGAGTGCCGGAATGGTTAATAAATTATGGGCCGATTATATATACCTTGATACGGATGAACGTCGTAGATTCGCTCAGGTTTCTCACGAATACCTTATTGAACAGGTTCAGGAACAATCATTAACTGCAACTAATTTGAGTCATGAATTAAATTTCAATCACCCAGTTAAAGAATTAATCTGGACAAACTCGGAGGGAGCTAACGGTGCCATTAATTCCAGTTCTCTCGTCCCAACCCATTCGCATGTAGATCAGACATTCCAACTTAAATTAAATGGACATGACCGTATGGCTTCTCGCCCATTTGAATATTTCTCAAGAGTTCAAGTATGGCAACATCACACTGGTTATGGTGGTCTTGTATCATCTGCCGCTTCTGTTGATGGTGTAAATAGTGCGAATGATTCTATTTGTGTGTATTCCTTTGCCCTTAAACCGGAAGAACACCAGCCTTCGGGGACGTGTAACTTCTCTAGAATTGACAATGCACAGTTATCTTCTTCTCACGCCTTAGAAGCGACGGATGGAGACAGTAATGTAATGTTTGCTATCAACTACAATGTTCTCCGTATCATGTCTGGTATGGGTGGTCTCGCTTACTCGAACTAAATAAATGAATAATCATAAATAATGAATTATTATGATTAATATAAAAAATGTCTTTTAATTTATTTTTAAGTGTTTCCATATGGTATTTGATATATCCAAATTTAATTATTAAATTATTAAATACCACGCAAAATATCCAAGCATATATTAGTATTACGTGATACATAGAATTTTTCGCATACACCAATCAACTTTTCTAATCTTTCTTCTAAAACTTTAACTCTTTCTTCTAAATCACTTTGATTTTGAGATGTAACTTCAGTTGAATTTTCTTCAACATTGGTTACTTTTTCGGATACTTCTTGTTGTTTTTTAACAACTTCTTCTAAAACCTTAAGTCTTTCTTCTAATTCATTTTGATTTACAACTTGTTCCTCCTCTACTTGTTCTTCTACAACTTCTTCCTCTACCGCTTGTTCCTCTACCGCTTGTTCCTCTACCGCTTGTTCCTCTACGGCTTGTTCCTCTACAACTTCTTCCTCTACTGGTTCCTCTACCGCTTGTTCCTCTACTGGTTCCTCTACTGCTTGTTCTTCCTCGCCTGACTCTTCCTCGCCTGACTCTTCCTCGCCTGACTCTTCCTCGCCTGACTCTTCCTCTTCCTCTTCCTCCTCCTGCTCTACTTGTTCTTCAACATTTTCAGTAAGGTCAAGGGTGTTCGATTCGTCGCTCATTTTTATAATTATATCATATAAAATAATTTTAAGTATATTCATCTACAAAAAAAACATTCATCTTTTTTCTTTAGTATTCTTTTTCTTTAGTATTCTTTTCTCTCTTGTTCCTTGTTCATCAAGTACCTTACAATGGTGGCGTCTGTCTGTTCCTTGAAATCTTCCCATCCATTATTCAAGCAAATTGCAATAATCTTCCCATGATTGACTTTTCTCCCGAGTCTAAGGGAGATACCGTACGAATACCTCCTCGTCCACGTGTTATAATCCGAAGTTGTGAAACCCCGTAAGCCACAGATGAAATACTTTGACGATAATTTATCGCTATTGGAAAGCAACGCCAGGTTCATCGCTTCCTGACC